CGGCGAGAAACTCTTATGCGTTCTCATGATTACCGCTTCGGGTGCCGAGGGTATTAACTTGAAGAATGTTCGGCGTATCCACATTTCCGAGCCACACTGGAATCCTGCGCGCACAGATCAGGTGATGGGTCGCGGTATTCGCCTGTGTTCCCACGCTACTCGCCAGACGCTGGGTGCAGGTGGAGCTGTGAATGTGGAAGTTGTCCCCGTCGAAGATCGTACCATCCGCATTTCTTACTACATATCTGTCTTCACCGACGCTCAGGCCAAATCGTCGTCGGGGTTCAATATTGTATCTACTCGCCGCGCTGATACCGCTCCCAAGAAATACGATATGAAAGAGGCTGGGCGTGCCCCTGAAGCCTTCATGACCTCTGACGAGTTCCTGTATGAGATCTCGTACGAAAAGGAGCGGATTACGGGCGGAATCACCAGACTTATTAAACAGGCCGCCGTAGACTGTGAGATTCATCGCAAACTTCACGGTCGCGAGAAGCCCCTGCTCCAATGTCTTCGTTTCGACAGTTCAGTGAAAGCCGAAGATCTGGCCTCGAATCCCGACATCAAGAAGGATGAACGCGATGCCTCTTATCTCCGGAACATCATAAAACGGTCGCGCCGACTTCAGCGTATCAAGGTCAAGGAGTTTGTGTTCCTCTACGACCCTGAAACCCATGAAGTGTTTGATAATTCGGCATTCGGAGACAATGAGCGTCTCCTGAAACTCGGCATGATGAAAACTAACAAGATAGAATTCTTTACTTATGAATAATGGCGCATACGAGGGGAAGAAAGAAACCTCGAACACCTCGTAAATTCCACAGGGAACCGGAACCGGAACCGGTACCGGAACAGGTTCAGGATGCGGGTGCCGCTGCGCCTGCGATGGATTACCAGGCCATCATTAAGTCGCACACGCTCAAACAGGTGATTGTGAACCCCAAGAGCAAGTTTGTGGTGTGCACGTACTGGTGGGGACGCGGAAACGCTAACAAGAACTATCTGCGCTTCGGCGACGAGACGACCGATCAGGCTATCAAAGACGGAAAGCGTGTGAATTATGCGTGCGCTGGCGAGTTCATTGAACAGATTCGCGATAACCTCTTGGAGGAAATGCGTGAGGCCGAAGAGGAAGAAATGGCGATTGAAGAGGTAGGCGATGAGACCGAATACTATGCCCTGCCGAAAGAGAAGCGAATTGCCCTCCTCAAAAAGATCAATCTGAAATACGATAAGAAAAAGATCGATTCGATTCTGGCTCGCCCCGATATTCACAAGAAGATCTCGGATGCGATGAAACAGAATGAAGCCCAAATGACGGCCGAAGGGAAAGTGAAGCATGAAGCCACCAAGTTTGAGGATATGATTGATACGTGGACAAAGATGTGTGAATCCGTGGGATGTAACTATATTGTAGAAGAGTACCCCGAATTCGCTTTCCCTGGAAAGTATCAGTTAGCCATTAACCTCAAACCGCTTTTCATCAAGGAAGCCCTCCTGACGGCGGGAAAACAGGGGCGCGGAGTTCTCTACATCGACGGCGACATGACGATTAAACGGTACCCCGACATTTTTGATATGCCGTCAATTGATTTCATGGCCCGCGGCTGGAACATTGATCCCCGCGGAAACATTAACTATGTACGCAACGATGTCTGCTTCGACCCCTATATTTTCGAGACATCAGGAGGCACGATGTTCTTTGCTCCTACTCGTCAGGCGGTTCTGCTCTTGAAACAGTGGGCGAAGGTATCCGCCCAGCCTGATATGCAGGGCAAAGCCGACGACCGTATTCTCTCCATGGTGTTCACGACGGGACGACAGAACGAGGCGATCTCGTCGATCCAGTTACCCCTCGAGTACCTGTGGCTCAACGACGCCTACGATTTCCAGAATAAGGAGGATATCGATCAGGACCGTATCTACATTGAACACCCTGCCTGTTTAACGGCCGAGGAAACGGCGCGCGATCAGGGAGCATCGGCGTCTCGCGAGCCTCCGAAGTACGAAGAAATCGTGACGGATATGATCGATTGTGCCCAGCCTGGTGGAGTATTTTACGAGTACGTCTTCTTCACCGAGCGTCGGTTCGTCGAGTCGTTTGAGCCGTACTTGAAGTATCTCCGTCGGGCCAAGAACAATAAGGGAGAACCGTTCTTCAAGATCGTGGACTTTGACGAGCATTATGGGCGGTACAACAAGGTGGCGTACAAAAATATGGAGCAGTCCAATATGATTGATGTAAAGACTCTCCCGCCAATCGAAATGCTGGCGAAACTGCCGCAGGATACCACGGTTCCCATGATCATAGCATGTTTCAAGAACGGCAATGATGTTCTGATTGGCGATTTCAAAGGTAACTACTCTGCGACCTACGACCTCGTTGCCGAGAATATCGGGGACCAGCATCTCTCGCCGTATCAGCGCAAGATCAAGATAGATACCAAGAAGCCCATTTACATGTCTGGTCTCAACCCTGTCCTCATCCACCTCCTGATGATGTGCGAGACGCTGGAGGATATCAACCAGCATTACCACGAGAGTTTTCTGTTTGCGTCGCGTATTCGCGCATGGTGGACAAAAACGGATCAGGTTTGAGCGCAGTTGGAAGACAGCATCAAATGCCGCCTACAACCACCACGTTCATGAAAACCGTCACGGATCCGTTGGAGATTCATTTCCAGAAGAAAGCCGCCGATCTCAACATTGCTCCCCCGATCTTTGATACGAATAACACGACCTATATGGTCATGCTGGATCTGAACGAAATGTCTCTGGCCGACAAGTACGGGTCCAGCGCCAGCAATATTCCCACCTGGATCTGGAAACAGATTCACTATATCCTGAACAGACTTCTGAAGGAAGGGGGGATGGAATACATTGATATTACGCCGTACAACTTCATCGAGAAGGATGGAGTTGTATGGTGCATTGATTACGGCCACGCCACGCCGTTCCGCGGAACTACCCGCAATTGGTTTCTCAAAGATATGCTGGAGAAGAAGATGCGTCGCTGGAACCCTGATTTCGTGTGATCACTTCTCGGGTAGTTTTTAGTTTTTTACTTGGCGATGACCGACTCCAGGAAATCGTCGCAGATCTTGGACCACGGGCGAGTACGGGCAAGGGCCACACACGCCGCCGAGGTCTCCTTCCCGCACATCTCCAGCGCCTTCTCCATTCCCTCCGCCACGGACTCCGCTGTCGCAGTGTACTCCGTCAGACCGACACCCGCCGTCATCTGGAGATACGAGTACGACGTCGTAGGGAGTTGTACGCTCGTCTTGTCGTCCATGAATGCGCGGTAACAGTCTAGCGCTAGAACCACCTGCGGGGCGCCCGTCGCCATGTGCTCCAACTGGCACAGACCGAAGCCCTCGCCGGCCGACGTGTTAATACCCACGTCCGCCACATTGTAGAGCTGGTTGATGGCGTCGTCGTTGAAGTACGCCTGCGGCGCCGTCGTGTCCACGATCGTCACGCGCGTACCGTACTTCAGGTTGTCGAGGCCCAGCAGCTCCAGCTCGTTGAGGTAGATCTGGAGAGGCTGGTAGAACGCCCCGCCCTCAGGCTTGACTCCCGTCACCAGCAGGAGATGGTAAGGAGCATCGGGGAACTTCTGCAGCAGACGCGCGAACGCCATGATCGTGAGATCGAGACGCTTGCGCTGGGAATTGCGGTTCATGTTCAGGAACACCTTGTCGCCCGACTTGAGGTTGAGGTTCTTGCGAATGCCCGCGCGCTCACCGTCCGACAGCGGCTTGAACACGAGCGAATCAATGCCGTGCTCCAGAACATCGATCTTGATGTTGGGCGTCGTCAGGCGGGTCATGAGGTACTTCTTCCACTCCTCCGTGAAGCAGATGATACGGTCAGAGGCGTTCTCGATGTTGCGGAGCAGGCCCATGTCCGCGCCCTTGTACACCTGATCAAGGTAGACCCACAGCTTCCACGACTTCGGGACATCCTTCAGCTGCTGGATGAACTGGTTGATCACAATGGGGTCGTTGTAGATCATGATGATGTCGGGGTTCACCGTGTCGACATACTCCTTGAACTTATTGAAGCCGAACCCCTGCTCCTTCGGGTCCTCGTTGGCGGCCGCATCGTACTGGATAATGCCCGTGAGCGGACGAGCAGGAGTAGCAAGACGGGCAGGCGTGCGCTGGAACCCGAAATGGAAGATCTTGATCAGCGGCTGGAGCGTACCCAGCTGCTTGAGAAGGTTGTACGACACCTTCGAGTAGCCCGTCACCTGCTCGGTGTGCGTGGAAACCAGGAGGAAGCGGATAGGAGCCATTTGTATGTATCATTTTCTAACCTGTAAATATAATAGACATGGCCGAATACTACTCATTTGTATCGCTTGACGGGACACCTAAATTCCTGAGCCAGCAGACTCGATTCAAGAGTGCGTCCGAAGTCACGGAGATGAGGAAGCGCACAGTCGTGAACAATTATTACACAAACTATCCCCAGTCGCAGAAGGCGGCGTATGCGAGCACGTATACGACGTTCAAAGCGGGAGCGGTCTATAAATACCGCAAGGGAGTCGCTGCTGGGTCGTGGACGCCCACATGTATCACCAATAACAGCACCTTTGTCCTCGCCAACAACTCTATCCTATCCCCTGGCGGTGAGAAGCAGACGCCCAATATGTTAGTGAAGTCAAGGGCTGATATGAACAATCCTCAGTAATCAATAAAACGCCATGCCCGGTGCCTGCGCATTCTCCTTCATTTTCGGGATCTTGGTGAACTCCGAGAACCGGTCCATGAACGGCACCGCTGGAATCGGGTACAGTTCGGTAATCGAATTGCTCTTCGTCATCGCCCGCGCAATCACCTTACGTGTCTGCGCCCCTATCCAGTCGTACCCGAAGCGAACGCTCATGTACGAGTGAATTAGAACCGCGATGACTAGAACTCCAATAAGGATATACGGAAGGTTCTTATACATTATTCATACCGTATAACATAATATAGCACAGAATGCCAGGTGGTCTTATCCAACTGACTGGCTTCGGCGCCCAGAACGTTTTTTTGAACGGAAACCCGTCCATGACCTATTTTACGAAGATGTATAAGCGCCACACGAACTTTGCTATGGAGCATTTCCATCTCCCGCCGACCAACGTCACCGACACAAACCTGCCCATCACCGGAACCAAAACCTTCCGGTTCAAGGTTCCTCGCTATGCCGATCTTCTCCACGACTGCTACCTCTGTGTCGATATTCCCGACATCTGGTCGCCTCTCGCCGTCATCGACCCAACAAACAATATCGCCAAAGAGTTTCAGTACCAGTGGATTCGTAATCTTGGGTACAACATGATCCAGCAGGCCTCAGTCACCCTGAACGGAACACCGATCGCGACCATGACGGGCGAATGGATGAAGATTGCGAGTTATCTCAAACACGATGCTACCAAACGGGCGATTCTTGATAAGATGGTGGGAAACACACCCGATATGTACGATCCGGGGAACAAGTCTGGACTCTTTAATCAGTACCCCAACGCCATCAATGTCGATGGCGTCAATGCCCCCGCGCCCTCAATTGCCGGCCGTCAACTGAATATCCCCCTCCCTTTCTGGTTCTGTGAAGAAATCGGCCAGTCCCTCCCTCTCGTCTCGCTCGTTCAGTCCGAAGTAGAGATTCAGATCACCTTCAACAATATCTACAGTTTATTCACGATCATGAACCTCAATTATAACCAGCCCCAGGATCCGTCGTATCTTACACGAATCGTCGGAAACCCCTCCGATCCTTTCCGCGGACTTCAGAACTTTCTCTCGTATCCCGACACTCAGGGAAACCCAACAAACCAATCTCTCCAGAACTGGAATTTTAATCCGTACATCGAAGCGAACTACATTTTCCTGACGGACACTGAGCGCGCGCACGTCGCAGCCTACGAGAAATCGTTCCTGATTACTCAGGTTCGATATGTCCGCCACGATAAGCATTACGGATACAACGACGTCCCGATCCCAATGTACAATCTGTGTACCCGCATCGTCTCCCTCTTCCAGCGCGAAGATCGTATTCTTCTGAACGATTGGGACAATTACACGAACTGGGATACTATCTACTGTCCCCCAGTCAACCCATCCACGCTTCCCTCCAACGTGTTTTCCCCCCTCCCTCCGGTACAATTTTATTCGTCGGGAATTCAGTTGTCGAACAATATGATCGCCCAGGATATTCTTCAGGAAGGAACGGTTGTTCTGGACGGAGCCGAGCGCCTGAACACCAAGAACGTCAATTTCTTCCGCCTCATTCAGAACTACAAGTTTTCCAAGGGAGATACCACCATGCTTCCAGGAATCAATCTTTATTCCTTTGCTCTAGATCCCAACACAA